TATTTTGTAAGGACAAACCCTAATGTTGCTTTTATACAAATGGTATATAATTTAGCTTATGAATAAAGATAAGTTTATTGCACTAGCTGGCTCACAGAGTGATCTAGCCAAGTTATTGGGGATAAAGCAACCAGCTATTTCTCAATGGAAAGCTGTGCCCATTGCTAGAATTTGGCAATTAAAACTTTTAAAACCAGAATGGTTTGACAAATAAGAAAATTATGTATAATCCAAACCGTCTGAGTGGCATCGGACGAGCGAAACCAATTGAGAACCCCATAGATTTCTGTGTGGTCTTGCCTGACAACAGGCGAACTTTTGATTGGTTTCAATCGTTTGTTGTTGCTCTCGCCAAGAGCCAAGACCACAGAGCAATTTATGGGGTTTTTTGCATTTGGCGGCTGTGCAATGCGGTACGTCGGTGGTTGCACTTAGGGATACCCTGTTACACGAGCGAACTAAAGCAGGGGCGGTGGGCGAAGGATAGAGCCGAGTGGTTGGGGTGCAAGCCTCAGAAGTCTGTCCTATGCGATGCGATGACATGGCTCCGAAGGGAAGTTATCCACAAGCAAAGCGATTGCTGTTTCACTACGGTAAGGCTTTGCTTTGCTCAAACAATCACCAAAGGGAAGTAAATGCAAGACTTATTCGGTAATGAGATTCCTGAACAACAAAAGAAAACAGACGAAGGGTTTGATGAATTCTGGTCTGCTTACCCCAAGTGTTTTAGAAAAGGTGAGAAGGCCGCTTGCAAAAAGAAGTGGGCTGAGTCTTACTACTTTTCCCAAAAGCACATCATCTTGAAACACGTTCAATGGATGGCTACCACATCAGCATGGTTGAAAGACAACGGGGCATTTATTCCAGCCCCCAAGGTCTATTTAAACCAACAGCGGTGGGATGGCGCTGACATTCCTGATGTAAAGCCTAAAGACTTGATAGACCCTGCCTTGGCTAAGATTGAAGCTGACCGCAAAAAAGCCGCACCTATGCCAGAACACATCAGAGCCAGACTTGCGGAACTACGCAAATGACACACCATGAAGCAATGAAATTATTGGACAGGGTGCGTGAAGGCGTACTTTACCCACTACACCTAATTAACAAAGCGTTGGAATTGACAGGTGATTTAAATGTCGAGTGATTTAGGTGAAGTTAGACTTGCCAAAATTGAGGATATGCCTTACATCGTTTCCTTGTCAAAAAAGGAAAGTGTCAGTTTAGGTTTTATTCCAAAAATGGCATACGAAGCCGCTATTACAGGAATTAAGCTAGGTGATAGATGGAGTAATGTATGCAATGACAAGGTGTTTGTAATTGAGTGCAATGGTGATTTGGTAGGGTTTTGTTTGGCAAGTTTTGGGATACACAACGCCATTAGCAAAAAAGGAAAAATTGCTCAGATTTGCTTACAAACAGACGCAAGAAAATTATTGCGTGGCAGATTGCTTTTGGATAGCGTTGTTAATTATGGAAAAACTCAAGGCACGATGGCTTTTAGCGCGGGTTGTGCTGATGACCTTGAATCAAACATTTTTTGGAAAGCAATGGGTTGGGTTTGTATTGCTCAAAGATTTGGCATTTCTCACAAAAACACTTGGAAACAAACAAGTAAACGTGTTATCAATGTTTACCGCTATGACCCTAGCGACTTTTTGATATTACTGTAATGGACATGGAACATTTTAAAGATTGTGAAGCTAGGGAATGGATCAAACGATTCAAAAAGAAAGCATTGGAGGAGGGACGGGGAGAAGCCCAATATTGGTGGCAACAGACCTTAGCCGACATAGCCAAGAAACGTGGCCAGAAAGCCGCTGATGATTTACGCAAGCGCATGAATGAACAGAAAGACAAAAAATGATTCAAATAATGTTTACTGTTTATGGCCATCCAGTAGCCAAAGGCAGACCGCGATTTTCCACAAGAGGAAAATTTCCTGTTGCTTACACTCCTGAAAAGACAAAAACTTATGAATCTGAAGTTGGAATGATGGCAAAGGTTGCAATGGGTGCTTCAAAAGCCTTAGAAGGGGCATTAGAGGCGTTTATTTACGTTACCTTTCCTGTTCCCGCCTCATACTCAAAAAAACGCACAGAAGCCTGTTTAAACGATACCGAGAAACACACAAAACGCCCTGATTTGGACAACGTAATTAAATCGGTCATTGATGGCATGGACAAAATCGTGTTTGACAACGATTCGCAGATCACATCAATTCACGCCACAAAGGTTTACGGGGAAGTGGCAAAGGTTGAAGTCATGGTGAGGCAAACATGAGTAAAAAAATTATATGGGCATTGATCTTTTTTTCATTGGTAGCGTTTTGGTCGGTATTTGCTTATTTTGTGAGGCAATTTTTATGATTGTTACCCTGCATAACAGCCAACAAGCCCATTCAGTTTTAAAAGACTTGTGGCCAAAAATCAAAGAAACCTTGCAAGCTGGCAAGCAATTACGCTTGGAAGTCAAAAAGGCAACCAGAAGCACAGACCAAAATGATATGTTTCACGCCCTGATTGACCAAGTGGCCAAAGCCATGAAGGGTGCTGGCTCAGAGTGGTCAGCAGACGATTGGAAGCGCCTGTTAATTGATCAATGGGCAAATGAGACAGGACGCAAGATCGGCAAGATAGCGCCAAGCCTAGACGGGCAAAGAGTAGTCCAGTTAGGACTACAGAGCCACAAATTTACCAAAGAGGAAGGCTCTGAGTTTATTGAGTGGTTATTGTGCTGGATGGCAGATAAGGGAATAGAAACATGATGTGTCCAGTTTGCGGTACACGCAAGAACAAAGTCTTAGACACAAGAGCAAACCCAGAATTTATCCTTAGAAGGCGGGAATGCAACAATTTTCACAAGTACCAAACCAAAGAATATGCAATACCTGAAACACCAGTATGTGAGAAGCCAGAAACTCCTAAAGCTAGTGGCGGCTCTCTCTTGTCAAAGCTGTGGCATGGACAATGGCATTCAGGCGGCTCACAGTAATTGGGGTGGCGGTAAGGGTAAGGGCATCAAGGCTGATGACAACCTAGTGGCCGCTTTGTGTCTCAAATGCCATTACGAAATAGACCAAGGGGCGCATCTATCAAAAGATGAACGCAAAGAAATGTGGTTAAAAGCCCACACAGCAACAATTGAGGCACTAGGAGACAGATGGCCTCCCGAAGTGCCAAAGCCTCACTTACCCTTGTGAGCCTTATCTAAGCCTTGAGCCTCATGGCGCTTTAATTCTTGTTCCACAGCTTTGATGCGGGACATTTCAGCGCGATGCTCAGAAACTTTTTCATAATGCATAGGCTGTTTAGGGGCGTTAGATTTAGGAGAAGTGATTTTAAAATTTGTGGCCATGACAAATCCTGTTAAAATGGTGATTGACATTGTGCCACATTGGACATAAAGTCAAAACCATAAATTCTTTGCAAGGAAAATATCATGGGTAAAATGGACACAAAAATGGCTAAAAGCACTACTGGCGCAACACCCCCTAAAGGTGCTGAATCGTCTGACCGTACAGGCGAACGCATGGAAAAAATGCGTGGTGGCGTTGCTATGGGTAAAGAGGACAAAATGGGCGCTGATCACCAGTTCAATACTGGCCGCACCAACGGCATTTGCTACACTAAGACAAAATCAGAGTACCGTTAAAAAGCGAAACCCAGACAGTCATGCACGACTGAATGGGCTTCTAAACATCACAAATGATAAGGATTTGAAATGTCTGGTTTGAATTGTAAGGCTTGTGTTTACTTTAATGACATAGGTCAGATGGGGCAATGCAGACGCTACCCCACTTACCAGAACCGTCACTACACTGAGTGGTGCGGTGAATTTGAGTTAGTTGCCATCGTCCCAACGGAGGATGTTACACCCGTTCCAGAGGCGGGTGCTTTTTTGCCTAAAAAACGTGGCAGACCAGCAAAGGATGCAAAATGAACTTGCAACCTTTAAGAGACAAAATTCTTGTGCGTCCCGAAAAGCGTACGTTAAGCGACACTTTAATCATTCAATCGGCAGAAGCTGACAGCCGTGGAACTGTGATTGCAGTAGGCCCAGAAGCCCAAGCTGAAGGTTTAAATGTTGGTGATCGCATCACTTTTGGTACATTTGCCAAAGAATACAAAGACGAATACCTAAAGTTTGAGGAAATCAAGCACAATAATGAGCGCCTACTCAAAATGAGTTGGCAAGATGTTTGTTTTGTAATGGAGGACTAATCATGGCCACGAAACCCGGTTTGTATGCCAATATCCATAAAAAGCAAGAGCGCATAGAGCGCCAAAAGGCAGAGGGTAAACCCGTAGAGCGTATGAGAACGCCCGGCACAAAGGGCGCACCCACAGCCGCGGCATTCAAACAGTCTGCTAAAACCGCAAAGAAATAATCATGGCAAAGCACGATAAGCCCATCCCCCACAAGACAACGGGCAAGGACAAGACCTATAACCCGACAGAAAAGGGTGCGGGAATGACCGCCAAGGGTCGCGCTGAGTACAACGCCAAAAACAATTCAAACTTAAAGCCGCCAGCGCCTAATCCTAAAACAAAGAAGGACGAAGGACGCAAGGCAAGTTTCTGCGCCCGAATGGAAGGTGTGGTTAAAAACGCCAAAGGGCCAGCAGAACGTGCCAAGGCATCATTAAAGAACTGGAACTGCTAATGCTAGAACAAGTAAAAGCCCGAATTGCTGACCTTGAGAAGCAAAAAGAACAAATGTTGGCTAACTTTCACGCTATTTCAGGCGCTATTGCCGAGAATGAAGCGTGGCTAAGACAACTTACGGTTGAAAAGCCAGCCGAAACCGAGTAAATTAGTGGCACTATGCCAACACTAGCCGACATTTACAGCGCCATTGACTCTGCTAAACGCAAGGGGTCTGATCTAATCCGCAACCCCGGTGCAAGCCTACAGCAAATGGCTGGTTACGGGATGGACAGGGCAAATGCGGCTAGGGATCAGCTTTATGAGGCTACCGAGGCTGAAGGAATAGGGTACGGGCCAAAAACCAAGGCGCTGGCTCAACAAATGGCTGGCGCTTACAACCCTATTGGAATGATTGTTCCCGCTTTTCATGGAACAAGTATTGCAAAAATTGGAATGCCAAATGCAAAAATGTCTGAAATGTATGACAGAACGCATTTTCCGGGTTGGTTTTCAGAAAATCCTGAACTTTCAAATTATTACGCAATAGCTAGAAATGAAGGCAATCCTAATGTCTTACCAGTAAATTTAAACATTAAAAAGCCTTTAAAGTTAAATTTTGACATGAATAGCAAAGCTGATGAAGCATATAAAGCCGCACAAAAGCTAGGGCTTGATCCAAAGTTCTTTGATGAAATTAAAGACAAAAATTGGGCGCATGAAGTTGTTAATACATATACATTCAAGAAAGCCGCCCAAGAAGCAGGATATGACGCAATTCAAGTTTTTGAAGATGGTTTTAAAACTTACGCACCTTTAAAAGAAGGCGGCAAACAAATTAAATCAAAGTTTGAATAACATGAACAAAGAATCTGCATATACAAAGTTTATTGGTGAAACCGCTTCTGAAGATGACAATGGTTGGACTAAAGAAGTATGGGATGCCGCATGGGATGCCGCAGAAAAAAACATTAAAGAATTAGAAACTAATGACTGAAACACCCGAAAAACGCCCTGTTGGTCGCCCATCCCTCTACAAACCAGAGTATTGTGAGGAAGTGATTGCATTGGGCAAGATCGGTAAGTCAACTGAGGCAATTGGTGCTATTTTGGGCGTAGGAACTAAAACTTTATACAACTGGCGTGACGAAAATCCAGAATTTTTACACGCCTTGGAGTTGGCTAAAGAGTTTGAACTGCAATGGTGGGAAGATATTGCCCAAACCCACATGATTGAGAACAAAGAAAGCGACAAGATAAACGCTTCTATCTGGTCAAGGTCTATGGCGGCAAGATTCCCTAAAAAGTATCGTGAGCAAGTCAAGCAAGAGATTACAGGCGCTGATGGCGCACCATTGTTGGCTGGCATTCAAGTGACGTTTGTGAAGCCAAGTGAGTGACGTTAGCCAAGCAATAGCAAAGGCTGAGTTCCCACTCAAGCTAGAGTGCCTGTTTAAACCATCACGTTATAAAGTCTTGTACGGTGGACGCGGTGGCGCTAAGTCATGGGGTGTTGCTAGGGCTTTGCTTATTAAAGGCGCTCAAGCCCCGTTAAGAGTGCTTTGCGCCCGTGAATTCCAAACATCTATCAAAGACTCAGTTCACAAGCTACTGTGTGACCAGATCGAGGCTTTGGGTCTTGGTTCGTTTTACGAAATAACTCAGACCAACATTAAAGGCAAGAATGGCTCAGAGTTTAGCTTTGTGGGTTTAAAGAACAATGTGGCCAACGTCAAATCTTATGAGGGTGTTGATGTGTGTTGGGTTGAGGAAGCGCAGACAACCAGCCGTATGTCGTGGAACGTGCTGATCCCTACCATTCGTAAAGAAAAGTCAGAAATTTGGGTGACATTTAACCCTGAGTTAGAGACTGATGAAACTTACCAGCGGTTTGTGCTAAACCCGCCTGAGAACTGTATTGTCCAAAAGATCAACTGGTCAGATAACCCTTGGTTTCCCGAAACGCTGAAACTTGAGAAAGATGCGCTTAAACACCGTGATCCACAGGGCTATAACGTGGTTTGGGAAGGTTTGTGCCGACAGACTGTAGATGGGGCTATCTTTGCCAGAGAAATGCAACTGGCTGAGTTAGATGGCCGTATCACAAAGGTTAACTACGATGCCACAAAACCCGTTCACGCCATTTTTGACTTAGGCTGGTCTGATGCCACAGCCATTTGGTTTTTACAGTTTGTGGGCATGGAAACCCGCTTAATTCGCTACATTGAGGGCAATCAGCAAACCATGAGTGACTATCTGGCCAAGATGCAGACCTTTGGCTATATGTACGACACCCTTTGGCTACCGCACGATGCTGAGAACAAGACGCTGGCCGCTAATGGCAGAAGCATTGAGGAAATTGTAAGGAATGCGGGATACAAAACCAAGATTATCCCTAGAACGCCCATCATGGACTCAATCAATGCGGCCAGAACATTGTTTACAAATATGTGGTTTGACAGGGAAAACTGTCACGAGGGCTTGCAATGCCTACGCCATTACCGTTACGATGTTGACCCAGACACCAAGCAATTCAGCAAAACGCCATTGCACGACAATTATTCACATGGCGCTGATGCGTTTAGGTATATTGGTCTGATGGTCAATGAGCCTAGACAAGCCAGAAAGCCAAAGGCAAACGCAAATTATGGTAGCGATTACTCATGGATGAGTTAAAATGTCTCCAAATTACTTAGGGCAACATCATGGCTGATGATTACGACAAACGAATTCAGGAAGCAATAGAGTTTCTAAAGTTTGCTAACGATGCAGACACAATGAACCGTCAGGAAGCGCTTGAGGATTTAAAGTTTGGCGCTGGTGATCAATGGCCTGTTACCCTGCAAAACTCACGCAATCTTGAGTCACGGCCTTGCATTACGGTGAACAAGGTGGATAACTATTGCCGCCAAGTCTCTAATCAGCAACGTCAGCAACGTCCCCGCATCAAAGTCCATGCCACTAACACGCATGAGGACATGGTTGACGCACAGACTATCAGCGGCATCATTCGCCACATTGAAGTCAATTCCAATGCTGATCACGCCTATGACAATGCGTTTGAATACGCTGTTCGCATGGGTTGGGGCTATGTACGGGTCAGAACTGATTACATTTCAGAGGATTCGTTTGATCAGGAAATTTACATTGACCCTGTGGATAACCCATTCACGGTGTACTTTGACCCCAATTCAGTAGCGCCTGATGGCTCTGACGCTGACCGTTGTTTGATTACAACAATGATGCTGAAAGAGGAATTCCGCAAGCTGTATCCTGATGCTGATGACGGTGGCACAAGTTTCACACAGCGTGGAACGGGAGACTCACAGTCTGAGTGGATTACCAAAGAGGACATTCGCCTTGCTGAGTATTACTACACAGTCAGGGAAAAGGCTACTCTTTACCTTTTGAGTGATGGTTCATCTACATTTGCTGATGACAAAGACTTTTTTAAGCGTTTAGATGCTTACGGCATTACGGTGGTTGACAAACGTGATTCGTTCAAAAAAACCATCAAGTATTGCAAGATGACCGCGGTTGAAATTCTTGAGGAACGTGATTGGGCTGGTAAATACATCCCCATTGTTCCCGTTTATGGCCGCCACATCGTTATTGGTGACAAGCGCAAAAAGTTTGGCATGATTCGCTATGCCAAAGACCCACAGCGTATGTATAACTTCTGGCAAACCGCCATTACAGAGGGCGTTGCACTAGCGCCTAAAGCCAAATGGTTGATTGCTGAAGGCCAAGATGAAGGGCATGAACAAGATTGGGCAAACGCCAACATCAAGTCATTCCCTGTTCTACGTTACAAACAGACTGACATTGATGGTCGCCCTGCGCCAGTTCCCTCACGCTTACAGCCAGAGCCGCCACAAGCGGGAATCATGGCCGCGGCTATGGGTGTGGACAATGATATTAAAAACATCATGGGTGTGTTTGACCCTGCACAGCTTGGTCAAGGCAACATTTCTGGCAAAGCATTGAATGGCCAGCAACAACAAGTTGACCTTACAAACTTTGACTATTACGACAACCTTACACGTTCAATTAGTCACGTTGGTAAGATTTGCCTAGATTTGATTCCTAAGATTTACGACACAGAGCGTGTCATGCGAATCATTGGTGATGATGGCAAGCCAGAATTGTTAACGATTAACCAAATAGACTCTGTAGGCAGAGTGCTGAATGACATTTCTGTTGGTCAATATGATGTGGTGATGGAGACAGGGCCGGGCTACAACAGCAAACGTCAGGAAGCCGTGGACAATATGCTTCCCTTGCTATCAGCCGCACCAGAACTTATGCAAGTGGCTGGTGACTTGGTGTTTAGAAACATGGATTGGCCGGGGGCTGACATTATTGCAGACCGCCTTGCCGCGGCTAACCCAATGGCGCAGATTGACGATAAGTCTAAAGTACCGCCACAAGTTCAAATGCAACTGGCTATGTCGCAAAAACAGATTCAGGAACTTACACAGGCAATTCAAGCTAGAGACTTGATGCTCAAAAACCGCATGGATGTTGAGCAGATGAAGCAAGACTCAGAGACTAAGCGCACCCTGATGAAAGAGACAGGCCGGGCTAATGAGGCTGAATTGCGTGAACAAAGTGACCGCGCTGAAATGCAAATGCGTGTGGATGGTCAGGCGCATGATACGGTCATCAATTC